ATTCATTTCAAAAGAAATTTATATAAAGATAATTTTTTCTTATCCTTAAATGAATTTCTTTAAATTTGAATAAGAAAAATTGATATATAAATTTAATTTTATTTTATTATAATAATGATTGATTATAAAAAGCTTTCTATTGAAGAAATTGTTAAATATTTAATAGAAGATGATGACAAATATTATAATACTGGTAATCCTACTCTTACTGATAATGAATATGACGAGATTAAAGATTATTTAAAGAAGATTGATAAGACTAATCCATATTTAAAGAGAATTGGTGCGGAAATTAAATCGAAAGATAAGGTTAAATTACCAGTTTTCTTAGGGTCTCAAAATAAAATCAGAGATGATGATGTAAAAGCTTATAATAAATGGATTAGTGAATATAATAAACCATCTTCTTATAATATCAGTTATAAATTGGATGGCATTTCTTGTTTGATCACTTATTCGGCAAATGGAAAAGATATTAATTTATATACAAGAGGTGATGGAGAATATGGACAGAAAATAACAAGATTTAAAAATTATATTAAAAATATTCCTAAAAAACTTATTTTAGATAATAAAAGTTATGTTGGAATTAGAGGTGAATTAATTATCAATAAAGAAAATTGGAAGAAGATAAAAGAGACTGATGATAAAGCGAGTAATGCTCGAAATTATGTCGCTGGTCTAATAAATTCAAAAAAGATTAATAAAGATGTTATTAGTAATTATTTAGAATTTATAGCATATGATTTCATTGATTTAAATAATCCTCATCAAAGGATGCCAATAAATGATATTTATGAATTATTGGAAAAACTTAAATTTTCAGTTGTCGGTAATATTAAAACTAATAAAATAGATATTGATTATTTATTATCAAAATTAAAAGAATTTAAATCAAATTCTATTTATGAAATTGACGGAATTATTATTACCCATAATTCAAATCATATTTATGATTATAATGAAAATCCCAAATTCTCTTTCGCCTTTAAATCTCTTAAAATTCAAGAAGAAATTGTTGTAATCGTAAAAGATATTGAATGGAATGTCAGTAAAGATAAATATTTAAAACCGATTATTATCTTTGATGAGATTTATATAAATAATGTTAATATTAAGAAAGCTACTGGATTTAATGCTGATTACATAGTCAAGAATAAAATTAATGTCGGTTCTAAAATTAAAATCGTCCGTTCTGGTGATGTAATCCCTTATATCAAAGAAGTTATAACACAATCCAAAACTCCTTTATTGCCCTCAGTTCCTTATATATGGAAAGGAAAGGACATTCTTCTAAGTGGAGATAGTAAGAATAGGGAACAAGACATTAAGATTTTCACACATTTTATGAAATCATTAGATATTAAGGGAATTGGGGAGGGGATAATAATGAAATTATATGATAATTCATTTGATACTTTACAGAAAATTATTAATATCAAAAAAGAAGATTTATTGAAAATTGATGGATTTAAGGAGAAAAGCAGTGATAATTTGATAAATGCTCTTTTGAAGATTAAAGATAAGAACTGTTTAGATATATTAGTTGCTTCTAATTTACTCGGAAGAGGTTTGGGAGAAAGAAAATTGAAATTAATATTTGATAAGTATCCTTATATCTGCTCAAATCAAAAAGAAGGTTTGAAATTAACTATTAATGATATTAAGAATATTAATGGATATGGCGAAATTTCTGCTAAATTATTTATAGAAAATTTAAATAAATTCTATGAATTCTATAACTCCTTAAATATTCCTATTAAAGATAATGAAGAAGATGAAATAGATGGGAAAGAATTAAAAGGAAAAGAGAAGAAGATTAAGAAGGTGAATGAGAAATACAAAGATAAGACATTTGTATTTAGTGGTTTTAGAAATAAAGATTTAGAAACAGAGATTAAAGATAATGGAGGTGATGTCTCATCGACCGTTTCTAAGAAAACGACAGCATTAATTGTTAAAGATCTCGAAAAGGATAAGGAAACTACTAAAATTAAAAATGCAATTAAATTCGATATTCCAATAATTCTTTATGATGATTTTATTAAATAAATAATAGAGATATAGATAAATAAATGAGTTGTAAAGATAATATTAATCTAAGACCTGCTTTTATTAATTCCTTTAATAATTTATATAATTATGCAAGATTAAGTAGTAATATAAATCAAGAATTATATAAACCATCTGCTAATGTTTATGGAGATACTATTTTAAATAATCAAAATGGATTTATATCAACTATTACAAATAGTAATATTAATATTGATTTAGAAAATTATAGTGGTAATGAAGATATTATTGAAAATAAGGATAATTTTTTTATTATTGATAATGATAATAATAATGTTTATGAAAATTGTGTAATAACTTCTGGTGTTCCTTGGTATTCAACAAATAATAAATTTAATAAATGTGAAATATCAACTAAAATTCAATTAGATGATAATAATATCTTAAAATTAAGTCCTGATAAGAAAACTATTAATTATAATTTTAAAAGTAAAGATAAGAATTCAGCTTTTTGTTCGCATTCTTTCAATGTCAATAAGGCTTATTGTGAGAATTCGTGGTATGATTGGTTAATCATTCCCAATTTCTATTTAGGTAATACTTATCAGAAAGATATTGGAAAATATACAGATAATGATGTTTATAAATGTTATAAACCTTGTGATGGTGATAGTATTCCTTTTACAAATAGTAAAAATGAGATGATGTGCATTCCCAAGGAGTTATATTCGGGAGGATTATTGATGAATAAATCTAAATATTGTGCATTAGGTTTAATAAATTTAATTGGAAATCTTACTACAATTATTAGATCAAATGATAATATAACTAATAAAAATAATTTAACTTATATTAATTATTTATTAATATTTAATTATAAACATAATAAAAATATTGATAGTAAAATTTATAAAACAAATAATATTTATAATAGTATACTAAAATCAAATAAGGATGCAAATGAATTTAATAATTTTAAATCAAATATAAATGATATTGAAAATCAATTTCTTGATACAATTAGAAAAGAAATACTAGAATTAAAAGATAATTTCGATGAGTTTGATAATAGTTTAAATAAAAATTATAACTCTTTAAATATATTCTCATATAAATCAACTGATTTTCAAGAATTGATGAATGATTTATATACATTAAATGGATTGGAAAATAATAATATCTTAATTGATCCTATTTTAATTCATATATGGATATTAGCGAATTTATACAGACCTTATGAAAAGGATGATTTAAAGGAGATTGCAAAAACAACAACAACAACAACTATATCAAATGTAGAATTGTATGATTATTTATATAAAATAGGATTTACTGATGATAAAACTAAGAATACAAATATTTCAATAAGATTGAAAAATATCTTTTTTAGAGCAGTTAATGTTTGTTATAATAATAGAACGACATTCAGTGCTAATATTATAAATAAAACGAAAAAAGCATTGCAAAACAAAGAATTAATAAATTTTATAATTGATAATGGTTTTTATATTAATCCAGATAATGATAATATTAAAAATAAAAAAAGATTTGATATTTTTTCAAGTAAAGATAAATTAAGAGCATTTTTAGAAAATTTAGAAAATTTAGATAATTTTACTGAAATTTATTATTATAATGATGTTGAATTGAGTGAATTAGTTAATGATATTACTGGTAAAAATGAGATAGTAAAAAAGATAATTGGAGATTTTGGAATGGAAAATAATACAGATGGACAAATCAATGGAGAAAATAATAGATTTAAATATTTATTTTCAATTGAATATTTGGAAGTTTCTAATGTTTGCAAATTAAATGAAATTTATAATCCTGTTACAGGTTTATGTTCTAAAAGACCTCCTAAATTTGAAAAAATAGAAGTGAAAGAAAAAGATAATATCGATAGTATTGATGAACAATTAAAAATACCACAAATGAAATATTTCATAACATTATTTATTCAAGGTGTATTCGTAATTATAATTGGATACATAATTTATTTCTTTTATAGTTTTTTTGGTGAAACATTTTATGCTTCTATAAATTGGATTACAGAAACTTATAATAATTTTAATGAAGATAGACAAATTGGTAATTTAGAAAGACATATTTCTGCAACATCAGGAGAATATAATAGTGATGAATATAAAACTCAAAAAGAAATAAATAAAATAGAAGAAGATAGACTTCAAAGACATATTGACCATCTTAAACAAAAACTTGATATATTAATAACCCACGAAAATGAAGAAAAAATAACAATAAAACAAAAAGAACGTAAACAAGAAAAGAAAGAAAATGATGAAAATCAAGAAAAAGATGAATAATAATCATAATCATAAATACTGAGAACAAGATGAGAATGATTTTCGATGTAAATCGGTGATCCCATATTTTTTAATAGCATTTCTATGATTTAATGTTGCATATCCCATATTTTTAAGTAAATCATATTTATTTAAATCAGGATTTTCATTCACGATTTTAATAATCTCATTATCGTGATAATTTTTAGCAATAATAGAAGCAGCGGCAATATTGATATATTTCTGGTCTCCTTGTGGAACACACTCATATGAAATTATATCATCGTCATCTGGACAGATAATTGGTTTGAAATAGTTGCCATCAACAATAATATTATTAAATTTATTTTTCTTATATGCTTCAAATAAAGCACGATGCATAGCTTTCACAGATGCTTGTAAGATATTAATCTTATCAATTTCTTCTGGTGTTGAAATTCCAATTCCATAAGTTATACAATTCTCTTTAATATAATCTGCTAAAATCTGTCGTTTTTTAAATGATAATTTTTTGGAATCCTTAATTTGTTTATAAAACTCATTATTATCTAATTCTAAATCATTGGGCATAATTACTGCTGCTGCTACAACATTCCCAAATAATGTTCCTCTGCCTACTTCATCAACACCAATAGTTGTCAAATCACTTTTAATATACATTTATATTTATAATTAAGATTTAAGATAAATAAGATTTTGATATTGATAATAATCATTTTTTATAATAATAAAAATAATAAAAAATGACTTTAAGAATATAATTAAAATATTTAATTATATAAAAAATGGAGGAGTTGATGCATAATTTTAATAAAATTTTGGATGAGAAGAAAGAGGAGATAATAGCAATAGCAACTAAGAAAGAGAGAAAAAAAGTGAATGAAAATGTTGAAAAACTTAATATAGATATTTCATCAACTATTAATAGAATTAATGTCGCACAAGAAAAGAAATATAAAGCTTCGGCGAAATATAAGAAAGATAGGGAGAAAAATAATGAGTAAAAGCAGGGTCTATATTCTCAATGAATTAAAATCAAGACCATTCATTAAACAAAGAACTCCAGAATGGTTTAAATTGAGAGAAAATAGATTAACAGCTAGTGATTTATATGATGCTATTAATAGTCCTATGTCATTAATTAAAAAGAAGATTAAAAATGTTACTTTTAATTCAAATAGTATTCCTGCCTTAAAATGGGGTTGTATGTTTGAGAAAGTGGCAATTGATATTTATTCTCATTTGAATAAAGTTGAAGTTAATGAATTTGGACTTTTGATTAATGATAAAATTAATAACTTTGGAGCATCTCCTGATGGTATTACGAATGAGGGGATTATGATTGAAATCAAATGTCCTTATTCGCGAGAAATAAAAGATGGAACTATTCCTATTAAATATGAATATCAAATGCAAGGGCAAATGGCAGTATGTGAATTAGATATTTGTGATTATGTCGAATGTAAGTTTAAAGATTTTGGGAACGAGGTAGATTATATTAATAATATTAAAGAAATGAATTTGGATTTAGATAATAATTATAAACACGGAATTATTGCCGAATTTTATGAAAATAATGAAATTAGATATGTCTATTCAACTTTTAATAAGAATTATGAAGAAACGATTGAAGAAATGAAGATTTATAAAGATGAACGAAAGAAATTAAATTATTGGATGTTGGAAATTATTAATGTTCAAAGAATTAATTTTGATAAGGAAAGATGGGATAATATCATCGAACCTAAAATCAAATCTTATTGGTCTTTATATCAAGACGAATTAAAAAATAAACCTAAAAATCTTTTTATTGAAGATGATGATTGATGATTAAGAAATTGTTAAAAATCCATTTGTTGACATTGGAGTGAGAATATTATAAATAGGATTATTTGTATCATATGTTATGATATTCACTGGTAAATTAATAATAGCATTTGATGGTATTTGATTTCTTATTAATAATTTTAAAATATTATTATCATAAGTCATTTTATAAATATCAATATAATTATTATCAGGTTGAAATGTTGATAAATAAAAATTGTAAGTTGTATTAATCATAAAATTTAGATAAGTTCCTTTTTGTAAAATAAAATTAGATATATAATTTAAATTTATTTTTGCTGCCTGAGAAGAAGTTGCCATATTGAAGGTGTAATTGCAAACGATGATATTTGGAGTATAAATATTATTCGTTATAGAAATTGCAGGATTACTACCAGATCCTAATGAGATACTATTTGAATTTAAATCAAATTTTGCTAAAACATTCTTATTCGTATTATAAATAGAAACTGATGCAACATTTGAAGAACTTGAATTATTTAATCCAGGATAGATATTAAAATTACCTGAACCATCAACATTTAAATTAATACATTTTCTCTTATTCTCATCAATAGTATTATCACAAATTTTAAAATAATTATTATTATCAGTTAAATTAGTAATGCTTGAATAATTTGTTATTTTTGAATTTGTATTAATACTAATATCATTATTATTAGATATATTTGAATTAATATAATCATTAAAATTATTAACTTTAAATAATTTATTTAAATTATTATTTAAATTTGAATTGATGCTATTTAATTTATTTGTTTCACTTACAATGAAATCATTATTTTTTTGATTAATTTCATTTAATTTATCATTAATTTCATCTTGTAATTTATCGAATGTTTCTGTTGCACTATTTAATGTACTTTCAGATAATGATAAATTGGCATCTATATTCTTTTTATGATTTACATATTTCTTATAAAAAAAATATAATAATATTATAATAATTATTATTACAATTAGAATAAATAAATTGAAAAATATAAATAAATAATTATTCATATTTTGTATAATTCTTCTAATATAATTAATGATTATTATTACTCATATTCAAAATCACTCAAATCACTTAAATCGCTTAAATCACTCATAATACTTTCATAACCATCACTATAATTACTATTCATATAATTATAACCTCCCTTCTTTCCTTCTTTTTGTTCCTTTAATAACTTCTTACCTATTGGAGATGTTATTGAAACCATTCGACCTGTCTTTGGATTTAATATCTTATCTACATCATCTTTCTTATCATCCTTCTTAATAATTTTCTTATCAATAACATCCTTATCATCCTTATCATCTTTCTTAATAACTTTCTTATCAATAATAACAGCACCTTCTTTTTCTTTTTGTTCTTTTAATAACTTCTTACCTATTGGAGATGTTATAGAAACCATTCGACCTGTCTTTGGATTTAATATCTTATCTCCATCATTTTTAATTTCATCTTTCTTATTATCCTTAATATCTTTAATTTCTTCAACAACAATTTCTTGAAGTTCATCTCTTTGTTTCTTTAATTTCTTACCTAATGGAGAATTTATAGAAATCATTCGACCAGTATTTGGATTTAATATCTTATCTTCATCATCATCTTTCTTATTAATTACCTTCTTATCATCATCTTTCTTCTCTTTTTCTTGTTCTTTCAATATCTTTTTACCAATGACAGAGTTTATAGAAACGTATTTACCTGTCTTTGGATTTAATATCTTATCTTTCAATGGTTTTATTATTATCTTCTCTTTTTGTTTCTGTTTATCATCATTATCATCATTATCATTATTATCATTATTCATATCTTCATCAATTTGAATATCATAATCATCATCAAAAGTTTCAAGAATATTATTAGGAACTTCTAAATATTCAGTATTAAATCGCATTTGTAAATTCATTGTTTCAAGTTCTTGATTTAATAATTTCATACAATAAGGTGTTTCAATAATACTACTTTCATTATTATTACATAAAGGACAGATACAAGAACTTATTTTATTTGAATAATTAGGAATAATTCCACATCTCTTACAAACTCTCCATCGATATTTATCAGATCTCTCCATCATACTCTCTTGAATAAAACTTGCTATTCCATGACTTATTAAACTATCACGTTCCATCTCACCAATTCTAAGACCTCCTTCTTTTCTCTTGCCTCCTGTTGGTTGTCTTGTAAGTTGTGTCATTGGTCCTTTTCCTCGTGCATTAATTTTCTCAGCAACCATATGTTTTAATCTGAAATAATATGTGGGACCAATAAAAATCTCAGTATTTATTTGTTTTCCAGTGAAACCATTATATAAGATCTCATTTCCGTGTTTGTGAAATTTATGACTTTCTAATTTATCATAAATAGCTTTATGATCTATATCTATATAAATCGTTCCATCTCCCAAATAACCCTCAATACAACATAATTTAGCATAGACACATTCTACCAAATGCCCAATTGTCATACGTGAAGGAATTGCATGAGGATTAACAATTAAATCTGGTTTTATACCATCTTTCGTAAAAGGCATATTCTCCTCGGATAATATCATTCCAATAACTCCTTTTTGTCCATGCCTTGATGAATGTTTATCTCCAAATTCAGGAATTTTTATTTTTAAAAATTTAATTTTACAAATTTCATCATCATTTCCAGTTTTAGTATCATAATAAATATCATCAATATATCCATAATAACTATCATCACTTGTTATAGAAATATCAGTATAAGTAGTCTCTTTTATTTGTTCTGTAAAAACTCCATTATTAACTTCTTTAATAACTTCTTTTTCTAATATCATTCCTATAACAACTGCTTTTTGACCTCTTGGAATGTATGAACCTATTTTAGCAAATCCTCGATCATCTAATAATTCATAAGTTGCTCTTTTTATTCCTTGAACTTTAATCTTATTTTTCTTATCAATATCATTTATTAAATAGAAATTATTAGGATTACCAAAACGAATTCTTTCAAATTCCGAAATCTTTTTAGCAGTTGCAGTAATTGATTTATAATAAGATAAATGAAATAATCCTTTTTGAATTGAATTTCTATTTATAATTAAACTATCTTCTTGATTATATCCTGTATAAGTCATAATAGCAACTATTAAATTAACACCGTTCGCCATATAATCACTTCCAGTATATTGTGCATGTCTTGTATTGATGATTGGTCTTTGAGGATAATGTTGAATAAAACCGAAAGTATCAAATCGTTTTTTAAAATTAGTCGCATAAATTCCTATTGCCTGTTTTGTCTGTGCGGCGTGGAAAAGATTACGAGCTGCCGCATTATGATTGCACATAGGAATATTACCAGAAACAACGCTAATCATCGTCGAAGGATGAATTTCAACATGAGTATGAAAATTATTAATATCATGTTTATACATTGCTATGAATGATGTATCAGATTCTTGTGCATCAATATATTCAATTGTTGCTTCGTCCTTTTCTAATAATTCAACAACTTCATTTAAATTTTTATTTCTAAAATTGGGAAGAGTTAGAGGATTAATATAATAATTTTTATAATAAATTTCTTCATTCTTATCATCTAATGGATAATTCTTTCCAATAATCATATCAAACCAATTATTATATTTATTCTTGAAAATGTTTGCTTCTCCATTCTTGACAATTATTAAAGGTCTTACTGCTCTTCCTGTTTCCGTAAAAATCTTTATTTCATTATTGGAAGTATTCCAAGAAATAGATGTTAAGATGTTAATAAATGCATTTCTTCTATAAGTTTTTAATATTCTTGTTATATTTATAGGATCATTAGTAATACCAAACCAAGTATTATTAACAAAAATTTTAGTAATATTTCTATTTAATGGTAAATTATAAAATTCAATTGGAATTACTCCAATATCTAATAAACAACTCTTAATGAAATTTGGATTAGTTCCCGCTGCTACTTTTGATAAGAATGCCAAATTCTTCAAATATCCAATAGAAGCACCATCAGGACTTTCAAAAGGACACATAATACCCCATTGCTGACAATGTAATTTATGAGGACTTGTTATTTTTAAACTTCTATCAATTGGCATATTAACTCTTCTTAAATGTGATAGGAAACCAATATAACTAATTCTTGATAAATCTTGAACTCTTCCTAATTCTGGGTCTTCATCACTTGCCAATCCCCATCTACCTTTTAAAGATTTCGCAAAGGTTTCAGCAATTAAAACATTTCTAATTAGACGATAAATATTATCTTTATTAATGAAATTACTATAATTATTAGTATTCTTCCAAGCTCCGTAATAATAGAACTGATCCATAGTGTCTCGAATATCCTTTCTTAATTTCGCATATGCCTCTTGAAATAATTCTGCTAATAAGAAACCACTTACATTAATTCTTTTATAGAAATAATTATCTCTATCACTTGGAAGTTTTATTTTTAAACAAACATCAATAAATTGTTTTGTTAAATATCCTAAATACTTAGATTTATTATTGAAGATATTAATATTAGGTAGGATGTCGGCAGATAAGATGTATTTGACGTGATCATTTGTTTTATATTTGACGTGAAATTTAATATAATTCAATGCTTCTTCCTGAGTGTAGATGTATTTCTTTTCTCCTTCATATAAATAATAATTATCACAAATTGAAGGTCTTATGAAATTATTGAAATATTTCATTTCTATTTCATTATTATCAACTCCAAAAATTGCCTCATATATATCTTTATCACTTTCTAAACCTAAAGCTCTAAAAACTATGAATAATGGTATTTTACCTTCAATTGATGGAAGACTTAATAAAATACATCCTTTCTGATGTTCGTGTTTTTCCGTAACATTATCATTATCTCTAACATAATAAAATTCAATACTTTTAGGTTTTAATAATGATTCACCTTCATCTGCACTACATCTAATAAATCCTTTATAATCAAAATTATCATCATCTTTTAATTTACTTGTAAAAAGACAATTATTAGTTAAACTTTCTTGTGCAATTATAACCTTCTCTTTCCCATCAATTATAAAATAACCTCCACAATCATATATGCATTCTCCTAATGATTGTAAGACCTCATTTCCATTTCTATTTAAGATACAAATATCTGAATGAAGCATAATAGGAATACTCCCAATAGCAACATTATTTAACTTAGTTTTAATAACTTCATCATCAGCATTTGTAATTTTAACTACGACATTGGCATAAATATGAGTTTCATAAGTTAAATTTTTCAATCTCGCATCATTGGGAGTTAAAATCTTATTCTTCTTTCCTTCAGTTGTTATTTCTGGAATTATTGGATGATCTATATAAATCTCATCAGTATTTTCACCACCGATATAAACATCAACTTTCATTACTCTCTTATCTTTATCATTATCGTCGTATTTAATCATAGTAATTGGATTATAAGAACTTATAGTTTTTGGAATATAAGTTTTTATCAATTCTCTATAACTGTCTAAATGATGATTAGTAAATGGATATTTATGATTTTTAAAATATAAATCTATTATGCCCCAATCGTTCATTTATATTTTATATACAAAAAAAAAAGACTATTTATTATACTTGCTTATAATAAGATCTTAATGATTATTTTCTTTAAATGGAAAAAAATGATTTAAATTTTTAAATCAAAATTATCATTAAGAAATGGCAAATAATCCAGATAAAACTAATTTTTATCTAAATCAAAAAATTGATGAGAATGAAAATTCATCTTTATTTAAAATTGATTTTAGAACTTTGATTAGTATCAGCAATATCTGGTTTCATAATAGACAACCTAAACCAGAAAATGTTAATAAGTTATATGAAAATATTAGAACTAATAATATCAATTGGATATTATCGGCAATTTGTGAAAAAGGAAAAGAAAATATTCACATTATTGATGGTCAGCATCGTTTAGAAGCGATTAGAAAAATAATTGATGAAGATATTGATATGAAAATTAATAAATATGTCTATGTCAATATTTATTATATTGATAATATTGAAAATGATTTTGTAAGAATAAATGAATTATTTGTTAAAATTAATACAAATACTCAATTAGAACCAGAAGATTATCCTTTGATTTTCAGTGCAACTCTTACTAATCAAATTAGTAAAGATCCTGTTTTATCAAAAGGAATTTCTACAAATCCTAAAACTCATACGGCACATCAACCTATGATACATATGAAAACTTTGAATGAAATCTTTAATAAATATCATTCAATTATTAGTAAATTAGATAATTCAACTATAATTAAAAATCTCAAAGAAGCAAATAATAAATTGAGCACAATGCCATTTGAAGAACTCTATTTCAATTCTACTGTTGGAGAACCTGATAGAAATGCTTATAATAAATCAAAAGAGAGTGGTTTCTTCTTAGGATTGAAAAATTGCAATCCAAAATTTAGATTAACGAATATCATTATTAACATTAATGATGTTGTTAAATTATTTAAGGAATAATTATTAGTAATCAATATAAATAGGATTTTGTTCTTGAAGATTTAATTTATTTTTGTCCATTTCATTTCTGCTATTAAATGAGGTTAAATAATTTGGAGAATTTCCATAATTTTCATATTCATCTATTTTATCATCTATAAATTTTATAAATGATTTATCAGTTGCATCTATAAAACCATTTCCATAAACTCTTAATTTCCCTTCGTCATTTATATAAAAATCAAATGGTTCTCTGTGTTTATCATCTTTTCTTATTATTTTCATATCATTTTTGAGTAGATTTGCTGTTTGAAGTTTCCCTTTTTTATCTTTGAAAAAAATAGAAATATTATCATTAATTGTAAAATTAATAGGTTTATGATAAGGAATAATATTTAAATAATATAAAATTGAATTGGAATTCGAATTTGCAACATAAATATATCCATTATCATTCATTGTTAAATAAAAATTATTATTGAATGAATATACTTTTCTATTTGTAATAATAGGATCACCTTGATAAAATATTTGATCTTTTGTTAGAAAAAGAGAACCCCAAGGAGGAGTTGCTAAATAACCATTTTTATCATTATTATAGATGTATAAAGGGAAAACAATCTCTTGAATTCCCGGATATTTATTCCTCAAAAGCATTAATTCCTTAATAATATGCGTATTATAACTCTTACTATAATGATTTTTATCGCCTTCATTTAAATCAGAACTAAATTTTTTTCTTAATTGATATGAAAATGCATAACTTATAATATCAATTGGTGTTTGTTGAATATCCGCTTTTGGATCTGCTTTAGATTTGCAAAATTGTTCATCCATTTTATCTTTATTGATAGTGCAATTATAATTGATTATATAATCCCTCAAAGTATCTTTTAAATAATTAATAATAACATCATCTTTCATAATTTGTTTCATTGATTTATTATTCTTATCTGCACCAATAACTCCACATTTATATCTAACAGTCTGAGCTAAACATTTTGAAGGAAGAAATGGTGCCATCTTCTCAGCACTATTATTATTATCACTATCATTTGCTGCTAGTGATGGTAAAATACTACTAAAATCTTCTCCAACATCACTAATACAACCACCTTCATTACATAAATAAGTTAAATCATCGCCATATCTAAAACTTTCTTGATCTTTATCTTTAGCATTGGCAATTACTTCATCTATATATTCAGGTGTAAATTTTTGTTTAGATTGTTCCATTGTTTGTCTTAATTTTTCTGGATCTACAGTTGATACATCTGGAAGACCATTAAAAGATGTATTTGTAATTGTTTTAATAAAAAAACTAGAACTTTTTATAATATCTTTAAAATTAGTTATATATTTATATTGACTAGTTATGAAAGGGAAATATAGAATTACATAAATTTGTCCATTCTTAAACCCATAAGTATTCATAGGAAGACTTTTATATTTAGCGTTAAATTCTGGATTATTCATTTCTTCTAAAAATCTCGTGATGTATTCTCCAATTGCTAATTCATATTTCTTGTTATTAATATCATTCACTTCAATTTTTTTAATATCATTATCATCAAATAAATTGCTTTCATATTCTAATTTGCGAGAGAATGCGACATAAATAGGACTTAGAATTTTAATATCTGCACCACCATCAATTCTAGTTGTATTATTAATTGTTTCATAAGTTTCTTTTATTTTCATTTCAATATCATTTTCTAAATTTTGAATTGTTGAATTAAATTCTAGCGTCAAAGTTGATTTCGGAATATGATATTTGGCTTTATAAGTTTCTTGTGTTAGGAATAGACATCTTACATGTTTTAAATTATTAAATTTGATAGGTTCTTTTCTAATTTTAATATTTGGATCGCTTAAACAATTATAATCTCTTGTTTCTACTCTTGAACCTCCGCCGCCCATTTCTATTATAATATAAATAAAAGTAATATACCTAAAATTATAGTTATGAGATAAATATAGACAATATTAATATTATAACTTAAATATAATGAATGTAAGATTATGAAAATGAAAAAACTAATAGTCATCAAATAATTATATATAGACCATTTATAATCATCAATAATTTTATTTATATTAATATTAAATAATGGAGATGAATATGGAGGTTCTAAATAAACATTTGTAAAATCTTTATTATATTTATTATTCAAATAATTTAATAATTGAGATTTTATTGGATATTTGTTTAATAATTGTAAATCTAAATATTTATAAGTATTATTCTCATTATCTTGTTTCAAATATTTATTAAATCTCGGATTAATGAATTTACTATTTGAGGGCAAATAGAGATATTTATCAAAATTATTATTTATAAACTTTTCAATATCATAATATTTAATTATATCAGGTGTTGATGAAATAAGGATATTTACATCATTCGTTTTATAAACATTCTCTATATTATTGATGTAAGTAATCAATTCATCTTTAATTTTATATAATTCATATAAATTAGAATTTTTATCAATACTTTCATTTTTGAAAATTGTCATTGCATTATATAAATTTTCCTTAAATATACAATTAATTAATTCGAAATGGTCATTATATTTATTTAGCGTCTCATCTTTTTTAATTTGATTTATCATTTTTAATAAGTCATATGAGGTATATAATAAAAATAGGAGATGAATTATATAAATCATAAAATTTATCATATTCAAAGAATTATAATTATAGATAGATATTAGGAAAATACAAGATAAAATAAGAACGACAAAAATCAAGTTTTTCAATAGAGATAATTGAATATCTAAATTAAGAAAATACTTACTTATATTAAATCTTATTTTATAATATTCATTCATTTCTAAATAATAAAAAAATAATAATTTATAATAAACAATTTTTCTCTTGCATTATAATATAATCTATATCATATAAATTTTTTACTAAAATAAAAGATAAAATTAACATAATTATTAGAATAAATATCATAATTGAATTAAATAAATTCATCTTATTCTTCTTCTCTATCTAATAATTTATTTATAAAATTTTTATAATAATCAGTTATTGTATAGATATAATCAGGGAATAATTTTTTAGCTTTTGTTGCGTGAATTGTTTCAAATAGAATGTAAATACAAATAATATTATATACAAATATTACTATGATATATATAGCAATTAATATGAATGGAATAAATGTTCCTGAATAAGTTATTATTGATTTATTAATATTTGTAACAATATTTATTACTTCATTATTAATAGGTTTAAATAATTCTATTTTATCTTTTGGAATATTCTTATAAAAACTTAAATCTTCATGTGTTAATTTAATTAATCTTTTATTACTACTATCTAATAATGATAAGAAAGTTACTTCTGTCTCGTCATTCTTTAATTTAGCTATTAATTGTAAATAAACACCTATCTTATATTGATAAATATCATTCATAGTGATATAATTTGAGAAATAATTATATAAATTATATATTAAAATATATTTTCCAATATCACTACCAGTATTACTTAATTCATTAATTTTCTTCTCAAAAAATGCACTAATTTCATCATATTTCGTTGAATCAATTAGTAAAAGATAAAATTTCTTATCTTCGTCCGTATATTGTGCAGGAGATAATTCTTTTATATAATTAACAATTGAATTATCAAGATTACTCTCATATTCAATTACTTTCTTATAATGATATATTCCAGTGTTTTTTAATATAAATTTATAAATAACTATATGAACAATACCTAAAGCGAATATTAATGCAATTATTAACATTAAATTGCCATCTGGATCAATCTCTTTAACATCTCCTACCAATTTATGAGTATAAAACATAACTTTATTATAGTAAATATACCATAATATATATATGAATAAATATGCTAGTAGAATGTAGAAAATGTAAATAGTCATATTAAATACTGATAATGCCATTAATTGTTCACTAAATACATTACAAGTATCTTTTGAGAAATCATCTTTATTAACTTTTACAATTTCTTTAATTTTAAAACTTAAAGTATCATTATTGACTATTATTGGATTATAAAATAAGTTTATTGCAAATTTAATAGTTAAATAAATTAAATTAATAACATTTATAAATGATATTACTAATACTATTATATAAATGAAAATACATAATAATAATAAATATTTTAATAATGTTTTGAAAAGTTCTGAAACATCTGAAAAATTTACAACTATTCTATCTGTATCATCAACTAAATGTTCATTTTCATCTTTATTATAAAAATCAGTAATATCTTCTTTATGTTTTTCGTGTGTTTCTTCTAATTTTTTTAATAATTTTTTATCATCTTCATTTAAATCTTCTTTTTTTCCTTTAATTTCTTCAATTTTTTCTTCTAATTTTTTCAATCCGTCAAGTTCTGATTTTGATACTACTTTTCCTTTTTCTTTTTTTACTATCATTTCATTCATAAATTTTGCCGCTTCTTTTAGTGAAGGGTCTGTTGCAACATTATGAAGTAATGGACCATCATCTGCTGAAACTATGCTATTTTTTACTTTATTAAAAGATGATGATATAACACCAGTATTTGTTTCTTCATATTTATCTAATACATCAAATATTTTTGTATATTCATTTATTAATTCAGTATTTTTAATATATTTCCTATCTTTTGACATTAAAAATTCATCATGTTCAAAACCACCTGTAATTTTTCCTAAACTTTCTTGAATTTCTTGAATTTCATTATTTATATCTGTTATTAAATTATTTGATATTAATAAATTAATTAATTCTTTAATTTTTTCACAATTTCTTAAATGGGTAAATAATATAGTATTATTAATACTTAATTCTATTTGTTTAATGATTATTTCATCATTTAAAGTTGTCATTTCAAAATTCGTTTTTTCTAAATTTTTACTAGTTTCTAATGTTTTAGTTTTATTATACTTTAAATAAGATAGAAAAATATAATTTAAATCACTATTATTTTCTTTATAATATTTTTTAAATTCATATTTAATTCTATCATTATCATCAATTACTTGTTTAGTTATTGGTTTTTTATCTTTGTAATTTTCATTAATATAATTAATATAAAAAAGAATTAATTGGTAAAATATATAAATATTATTATTAATTATCTTAAAATTATCATTTTTGTCTTTATTGGTAGTTTTATAAGC